CCCAAAGGGGAGCGGTGCGCCGATGGCAGCGTCGTCAAGTTCCGCGCCTTCTGGCGCGGCCCGCAACCAGGTTGTCAGACTGGCTGCACGCGGCAGAAGACTCCTGAGGCCTGTACCCCGGATTAAGTGCATCAGTGTGCATGACTACGCATCGTTATTGCAAATGGCTGTGTATCTGGGCTAAATTGCTGCTCAATCTGACACGTCTAACGAACTCGCCGCCAGTCTAATCGAGGCATCGAGAAGCATCAGACGGCATCGGAGATGTACCCTAAATGTACCCGATAGGATTCCCAGCGGTTATGCGGTTATGCGGTTATCCGAGGGTTGTTCCGGCTTTCGGTTTGACGAACAGGCACAGAGATGAGGCTGAACGCAGTCAATATCCGCACGCTTAGTCTGCCGTCGGGTGTGGCCGACAGGGTTTTTTGGGATAGCGAACTACCAGGCTTCGGCCTTCGTATACGGGCCAGCGGTGCGCGCACCTGGTTGGTGCAGTATGCGATCGCTGGGCGCACGCGCCGGGTATTCCTCGGCTCCGCAACGGTGCTCGATCCCGGCAAGGCGCGCGAAACGGCAAAGAAGCTACTCGCGGCCGTGAAGCTCGGGCGCGATCCTGCCGCTGAGAAGCACACGGCGCGGGTGAAGGCCGGTGAAACTTTTGGCGCCCTGCTACCGCGCCATCTCGCGCACCAGCGCGCAGCATTGAAGCCGCGGAGCTACCAAGAAGTCGAGCGCCATCTGACGGCGCATTGCCGTCCGCTGCATGGACGGCCCGTCGATGCAATCGATCAGCGGGCGGCGGCGCTTCTATTGGCGAACATTGCGGAGAACAGTGGGCCGGGTGCGGCCAACCACGTGCGCGCGAGCGGGTCGGGCTATTACAGTTGGTTGATACGCGAGGGGCTGGCGTCCGCAAACCCATTCGCTAACACTAACAAAGCAGTTCAAGGCGAAAGCCGTAGCCGCACGCCGTCCGACGCCGAGCTTCGGGAAATTTGGCAAGCGTGTCCGGAGAGTCAGTTTGGCGCGGTTATTAAGTTGTTGATGTTGCTCGCAGCGCGACGTGACGAGATCACCCGGCTGTGCTGGTCGGAAGTCGATTTTGACGCCGCTTTAATCACTTTGCCGCCGGCGCGGACCAAAAATCGTCGTGAACATGAAATTCCACTCAGCGCGCCGGCGTTGGCGATTCTTCAGGCACAGCCACGTCGGATAAACAGCGATGGAACGCCGCGTGATCTTGTGTTTGGAAATGGGCCGGGAGGTTTTCAAGACTGGAGAGCCAAGCACGATCTCGATGCGCGTATTCTGGAGGCGCGTCAGGCGGCAACGGAGGGCCAAGCAACACCGATGCCGCACTGGGTTGCGCACGACTTCCGTCGCTCATTTTCTACCACTGCACACGAACGACTCGGAATTCAGCCGCACATTGTTGAGGCATGCCTCGGTCACGTCACGTTCCGATCCGGCGTTTCGGCCGTCTACAACAGGGCCACCTATCGGAACGAAAAACGTCGCGCACTCGAGATCTGGGGTGAGCACGTGACGGCGATAGTTGAAGAGCGCGATCGGAAGATCATTCCGCTTCGATCAGACAGCGTATAAGATTTTGCGGGCCGGCGCCGGTGTTGCTGCACCTAAAGCCGGCCCATCACCCCAAGCCACGGATGGCGCCCATGGCCGAGGCTGAGACCGAATATACATCGCCTGATGTCAAGTGGAGCATCGATGACGCCGCGGGCTATTTGACTTCCGTCATCGGCCTGCGGGACGAGGTTGCTCTCTCCAAGCTGACAGATTGGCTCGTCGATGGCAGACTGCCCATGCACTGGGTTCGCACTGATCTCGACGGCAATGGCCAGCAAGGCAATATTCCGGCCGCGTCATGGCGATTAGGAGCACTAGGTCTAAATCGCGACCACTATACCGACGAGCAGTGCGGGCCGATCGATTTTGCCACCGGCAAAACAACCGCGAAAAACGACGGGCGGGTATTTGTCCAGGCGCTGAAATCAGGCATCCAGGGGGCCACGTACGAACTCACCGTGTCGAAACGTACGCTGTGCATGCTGCGGGAGGTGCCTGAACTCGATTCGGCGTCGGAGACTCCAGCCAAAACAAGCACGCAAGGCCAATCACCGGCGAACGGTCTGATCGAAGCGGCAGCCAGGGCACCCGAATCTGCGCCCATAACCGATTTCGCCGGCACTGAATCCGATACAGACGAAAGCAACGACGACCTCCGTCGACGCGGGCCCAAAATCCGTCCCGCAATTGAAGCTCTCAAGAAGCTTACCGGGCCAAATCGCCGATTTAAGAATCTGATCGAACTAGCTCAACAAACCCCCGCTACACTGGACAAGACCATAAAACCGGCGGCGACCAGACGGACAATTGTCCGAGCGCTAGATGAACTGCTGCTGGACGAGCTTCTGAAGGATGGCAGGGTTAAGCGCCACGAACTAGCTGGCCTATCCCCTACTCAGCGGCACGAGTTCATCAGGACCGAGTTCGCGAAGGCCACAACCCCCCTGGTTTGCCTAACGACAAGAAAACTCGGCAACTAGCTCGGCAAACAGCTCGGCAACTCGGCAACTCAGTTTGCCGACCTCGACCAACAACGTCGCCAGGCATTAGTTCTTCAGCGTGATTGGTGATGCGCGATTGAGCATCGCCGCTGATAAGGAACTAACGCAGTGCCTGGACGACCTGCCCGTCCCGATCAACCTAAGCGGCAAGTTCCCCTCCCTACGGGCATCGAACTCGATCGCATTCTCACCGAACAGCAATACGCGGAAATGGATGGCGTTTCCGTCTTTACGGTGCGGCGTCGCTCTGCACGTGGTGAAGGCGCACCACGCATCCGACTGTCGCCGCGTCGCGTCGGCTATCGCTTAAGGGACATTCTCGCCGCGCGCCGGCTGAGCACGTCAACGGAGGTGAGCTGAAGGAATCCGCTGAGGTCGTGTGCTGGTCGGCGACCAAGGCGGCGGAATTCGGAATGACAGAACCAGCAAGCCCGACGGGCTCCCGAGCGATGAACGCGCTCGGGGCCGTCGAATAGAGGAGTAAATCCCTTGTTGATGAAGTCTCATATGGCGACGAACGGATCCGTTAGTCAAGGCCGTCGTCGCCCCCGCCGTAACCGCAATCTTCAGTACGAGAATGCGACATGGCGCGCCTTTATCGGCGCCTTGTTGCGTCTCGGTGTCCCGGTCAAGGCCCGCAGCGGACACGACGCGGCCCGGAAGGTCGGATCAACACCGGCTTACGTGAACGCGATGATTACCTTGATGGAGGCCGACGAGGACGATCTGGTCTTCGCGGTACTGGTCGGCCAGGTCCCGCTGCTCGAAGCGGCCGCGCATGTGCGCAAACGCACGAAGCTCGTGAAGACCTACCGGGCCAGCGACGCCGATGCCCGCAAGGCTCTCGGCCAAAGCGTGGGCGTCGACAACGTTTGGGACGAGGTCCTGGCCCCCAATCTTTCCTAATCCCAGGTCGAAACGGGCCTACGGGGGGGCCCGTCGCAGCGTCATGCGCTGCCTGATGAGACCCTTATGTTGGACCACGCAGCAAATCCTGGTTGCCACTCCCTCGCCGAGCGCGGGCGCGACCTCTATGAAACCCCACCTGAAGCGGTGCGGGCGCTGCTCCGTGTCGAGCAGATTCCCCATTGTGTTTGGGAGCCAGCTGCTGGCCGCGGCGCCATTGTGCGCGTGCTGCGGGATCAAGGTCACGCGGTCATAGCCAGCGACATCGTCGATTACGGGTTTCCGCTGCATTTCACGCGCGACTTCCTTGACGAGACCAACGTGCCGGTGGGCACGGAGCTCATCCTTACCAATCCGCCCTATCAGCAGGCCACAGAGTTTGTCGCCCACGCCCTCAAACTCTGTCCGCGGGTGGTGATGCTGTTGCGACTCGCATTCTTGGAATCGGAACGTCGCAGTTCGTTGCTCGATCGCGGTCTGTTGGCGCGGGTCCACGTGTTCAAGAACCGCCTGCCCATGATGCATCGAAATGGATGGACCGGACCGCGAGCGTCGAACGCGATCGCATTTGCCTGGTTCGTGTTTGATCACGACCACAGCGGATCAGCCGCGACCGATCGCATCTCCTGGAGGACGCCGTGACAATCCGCCGCGATTTACAGAACGCGTTAGAGAGCTGGACCGCCGACGATAGCGAAGCATTCACAATCGTTGAGCCGATCGTCACCAACGTGATCGTCGTGCTTCCCAACCGCCTTGCTGGCATGCCGTTGTCCGAACGCCGCCGCGCGCTAATGCCCGACGGCGCCCGACTTCCTCAGCAACCGCGCGCCTACTGGCGGGCGGTGTCACCACCAGCAAGATGGCCAGGGACACTACTATGACCAACAAACAAATCCCATTCGCCGAAATCGTCGAGATCATCGACCATCTACACACCCGAGAGCTTCGAAACTATTGCGAAGAAATACTGACGGGCAGGCGCGACGACGAGCACATCTACAAAATGTTGCTCGTGGTCCTGCTATGGCTGGAGGCCTCTCCGGACTGTGCGCAATGGGCTGGGAACCGCCTTCACGAGGCCTACAGCGAAATTTCTGCTGCGGAACGTGCCGCTGGCTACATCGACGACGCGGCCGATCAGCTGTGCGGCATCGACAGTTCACTGCTCTGAGGTAGTTAAAAGGGATCCCCCACAATGTCCAATGACACGGAGGACAAGATCAGAAACGCGATCAACTTCGCCAACGTCTGGCGATTTGACGACGCGATCCCGATCGTTGCGAAAATCTTCGACCGCATTGTCGACGCGCTTAAACGATGTGCGCAGTTCCAGAACGTGTCGCGGGGTCAGATTGATCTACTGCTGGCCGATTGCCGGAACAACGCGGAGCAGGAAATCGGCGGCATCGTCGATGGTTCAGTCAACGTCGAAGATCTAATCGACGACATTATCGAGGCCTTATCATGATCAGCAATATTCATACCATCACCGCAACGCTATCGCCGCGCATCGTGCTCCACGGTGCGGAGGGCGTCGGCAAAACGACGCCCGCGGCAAAATTCCCGGCACCAGTATTTTTGCAGACGGAAGATGGAACACCGACCGGGATCGAGATCGCGTCGTTTGGCCGGCTTCAGACATTCACTGACGTACGCGGCGCTATCCGCGCTCTCGCATCCGAGGAGCACACGTTTCGCACGGCCGTGCTTGATTCTCTTGACGTTCTCGAGGGTCAGATTTGGCGTGATGTCTGCGCAAAACAGGGTTGGACCTCGATCGAAAGTCCCGGCTATGGCAAAGGCTACGTCGTCGTCGACGGCTGGTGGCTCGATCTTCTTGATGGCCTGGAATTCCTGCGTCGTAATCGCGGCATGATCGTCGTGCTGATCGCGCATAGTGGGATCGAGACGATCAACGACCCGCGTGCCGCCAGCTACACGAGCTATCAGTTGCGCCTGCACAAACGTGCCCGCGGCCTAGTTCAAGATTGGGCCGACTGCATCGGCTTTCTTGCGCCTGATCTGCACGTGCAGACCGAAGACGCTGGGTTTGGCCGTAAACGGACCCGTGCCGATGGTGGGTCGCAGCGCTGGCTGCATCTCGAGGCACGGCCAAGCTTCGTCGCTAAAAACAGATACGGCATGCCGGCCAAACTGCCGGTGCCGAAGAACTTGAGTTACGACGCGCTCGCCTCGTATTTCCCCGCGCTGCCCGGGGTCTCGGCAGCAACCCAACTTGCCAAAACAGGAGACATCCATGGCAACGCAACTTCCTGAGACTTTCGAACCCGAAAACCAAGAGGGCAACAGCTGGGGTCTTATTCCCCCAAACGAATACGTGGCCCAGATCATTGAGGCATCCGTGGTGCAGCCGAAATCGGGGGACGGTTATCACCTCGCCTTGACGTGGAAGATCGGCGAAGGGGACCACGAGAACCGCCAGGTCTATCAGCGCATCACATACACGCATTCCAATGAGCAGGCGCAGACGATCGGTCGCAAGACGCTCAAGGATCTCTGCACTGCACTCGACATTAACGAGCACCTCGAGGACGTCGAGGTGTTCCTGTTCAAGCCGGCGCGGATCAAGATCGGAATCGAGAAGGACAAGAACGGCGTCTACGAGGACAAAAACATCGTTAAGCGCATTCTGCCGCTCGAAGCGTCACCGGCCGACTCGACAGCTCCCAACGCCGCGCCACAAGCAAGTCCTGCAGCTGCCAAACCGCAACCTGCGGCAACCAAGGGTCCAGTGCGCCCCGGTCCGGCCGGCACCGCCCCGTGGCACCAGAAGAAGTCCTAGGGCCGGTGTTCGCCCTTCGACCATATCAACGTCATGCGCTCGAGGCGCTCGAGACGTATTGGCAATCCGGTGGCGGAAACCCGCTGTTGGCGTTGGCGACCGCCACCGGAAAATCTCTACTGATCGCCTGGCTGATCCACGATCTACTCGCACGTTTTCCCAACTTGCGCATATTAGTTCTAGTGCATGTCCAGGAATTGCTAGATCAGAACCTGGAACATTTGCTTGCACTCTGGCCGGCCGCGCCGGTTGGCATCAATTGCGCGGCTTTTGATCGCCGTGATTGGGATCAGCAGATCATTTTCGCCAGTATCCAATCCGTATTCCGTTCGCCCGAAAGACTGGGCGCGCGCGACCTCGTGTTGATCGATGAATGTCATCTGGTGCCACACGACGGGGCTGGAATGTATCGCAGCCTGCTCGACACCTTGCGCGACATCGCCCCTGACATGCGCGTGTGCGGTCTCTCGGCGACCCCGTTCCGTCTCGACAGCGGTCGCCTCGATGAAGGCGACGGCAAGATCTTCGATGACGTCATCTATACCTATGATATCGCCCGCGGCATTGCCGATGGTTGGCTTTCGTCCCTCTCCAGTAAGGCGACCAGGACGACGATCGACGTGGGCAACGTCGGCCAGCGCGGTGGTGAATTCATCGCGGCCGAATTGGAAGCCGCGGTCGACGACGAGACCAAGATTGCTGCCGCCTGCGACGAGATCGTTCAGTTGAGTGCTGACCGGAAGTGCTGGCTGGTGTTTTGCTGCGGCATCAGTCATGCCATGCACGTCCGCGATGCCCTGCGCGATCGGGGTGTCAGCTGCGAAGCGGTGTTCGGCGAGACACCACAAGACGAACGCGAACGCATCATCGCTGAGTTTCGCGCCCGACGGATCCGTTGCCTGGTCAACGTAATGGTGCTGACCACCGGTTTCGACGTGCCGGGAATCGATTTGCTGGTCATGCTGCGGCCGACGCTCTCGACCGGTCTCTATGTACAGCAGATCGGTCGTGGAACGCGCAAGGCGGAAGGTAAGACCGATTGCCTGGTTCTCGATTTTGCCCGGAACGTCTACCGGCACGGTCCGGTCGATCGTATCAGCATCGCCACGACCGGTAAGAGCAATGGCAACGGTACCGGGGTCAAGGTCAATAGCGTCAAGGCCAAGGAGTGCCCGGACTGCGGCGAACTTAATGCGCTCGCAAGCCAATTCTGTGTGCAGTGCGGCTACGAATTTTCCCTGCCGCGGCCACTGGCCAAACACGCAACCACCGCCGATGCGGTTCCGATCCTGTCCGAACAGCAGGCTTGGCTGCCGGTACACGACCTCACTTTCCACAAGCATGTGAAGTTCAGCGATCCGGACGCACCGCCGACGCTGCGGGTCGAGTATCTCTGCGGTCTCTCGCTGTATTCCGATTATGTCGCCTTCGAACATCGCGGGCGGGCACGTACGTTCGCTGAACGTTTCTGGTTTGCACATGGGGGTAAGCAACCGGTGCCGGCAACGGTCGATGAAGCGTTACAGCGTGTCTGCGAGCTCGACCGGGCATACGAGATCACCGTCGTTCGCAATGGAAAATTCTGGAACGTGACTGAGCGCCGCGTGCAGCGGGCAGACGATCAGCGTGTTGAGATCGATCGCTTTTATCAGACATGGACCATCAATTCGCGCGCCAATGCCGCGACAACGCTCAAGCAAACCCCAATCAACGATGCGGTGCCATACTGATGAGCAGCGTCGCCCGCTTCGCAACGAGGGAGCCGACCGTGTGCGCCGTCTGCCGCCGGCATGCAATGTGGATTGGTTACGCACCGAAGCAGCGGGCCGAGGTGATCTGGCTGTGTGACGACAACGGCTGTCATGCCGCGGCCAAGAGGATCTACAAGATGCCAAACGAGACACTCGATGCCTTTGAGATCGGTGCCGTGCTCGAGGCTGGCACCCAGGCCGGATCCTATCTGGAGGAAATCGGCAAGACCGATCTGGCCGCATTGGATGCCGGTGAATGGCGCAGCTTCTTGCGTCGTATCGTTGTCGGCTACGAGCGTGCCTTGCGTCGCAAAATTCTCAACAACGAAGCGCCATTCTAAGGACGTGTCATGGGTGCCTTTGCGGATATGGCCGAACGCTTGATCGAGCGCGGCTATGCCGTGGTGCCAATTATCCCCGGCACTAAACGGCCGGGCTTTTTCAACGGGGAAACCTGGCTCGGCTTGCCGGAGTGGCAAACCCGGTTCAACAAACGCGCCCCCACCAATGAACAGATCGTGCGCTGGGGGGTGGGCGATACGGGAATTGGCATCGTCGGCGGACCCGCGAGTCGCGGCATGGTCGGGTTCGATATCGACACTGACGATCCGGCTATCCGCGCTGCGCTCGACAGTATTCTGCCGCCAACGCCGGTCCGTAAAGTCGGCCGGCGCGGTGAAACGCTGTTCTATTTTGCACCGCAGATCACCCAGTCTCGGAAATGGATCATTGAACAGCGCGTGGTCTGCGAACTGATTGGACCTAATCGACAGACGGTGATTCCACCGAGCATTCATCCAGACACGGGGCAACCGTATCGTTGGTCGGGGCTCGAGGGCCTGGATGCGGTCAATCCCGACGAACTGCCGTCACTGCCGGGCGGTTTTGTCGAGCGGGTAAACGGCTTGTTGCTACCCTTCGGTTATCGCTCGGAAACGGTCGGAGGTTGCATTGATGAGGACGATTCCCCGCATCGCCAGCTCAATGATGCCGCTCTAGCGAACCTTAATCTTTGGGTGCCAGCACTCCCGCTGTATCGTTGTCGTAAGACGGCGCGCGGTTACGAGGCGGTCCCGGTTTGGCGTCCGTCCTCGACCGGCCGACCCGATCAGGAGCGTGCCTGTAATCTTAAAATCGTCCCGACTGGCATTCGCGATTTTGGCGCAGATCAAGGCTACACACCGCTCGATCTGGTGATGCGAGTATTGGATTACGATCTCGACCAGGCATTCAAGTTCCTGGCCGACCGGATTGGGTGGACCAGCCCAACGATCGAAATCCGACCGCAGACGCAAGAGCAGCGAGAGCGGCAACCGGATCAGTCGCAGGAGCCAGTACCCGATCCGTTGCTGGCATATACGCATGTGCCCGGCGTGCTGGGCGACATTGTCGTGCATATCGTCAGCACAGCCCGCCGGCCGAACCGGGTACTGGCCCTCGGCGCCGCCGTAACTGTGGTCGGCACGCTGATCGGCCGGCGTGTAGCCGGCCCCACGCGGTCGGCGACGCATCTCTACCTCGTTGCGGTCGCCCCGACCGGAAATGGCAAACAGCATGTGCTCGACTGCGCGGTGCGGCTGATGAAGGCGGCAGGGGCCGGCGAGCATATCGGGCCAGCGAAGTTCTTTTCTCTGTCGGCAATGATCGATCTGCTGTCATACAAGCCGCTCGCACTGTGCATGCAGGATGAGATCGGAGTCTTTCTCAAAGCGATCACCAACCGGCGCGCCTCCAGCCATGAGGCTGCGGTCTCGCAGATCCTGCGCAGCCTGTGGGGAATTTCGTTCGCCACGATGCCGACGCCGGCCTGGGCGGCCAAACGCATGAGCCTGATTTCCTGTCCGGCGATCTCGATCCTCGGTGTGTCGACGCCAGAGGAGTTCTACGGCGCGCTGCAAGGGGACAGCATCAACAACGGGTTCCTAAACCGATTTCTGGTGCTGCAATCCAATGACCGGGCTGTCGATTGTGATCCAGCCGGCCCGCTGACCGTTTCGGAGGGATTACGTGACGCGTTGCGTCAGCTCTACATCTGGTCCGGCCCAGAGAGCCTGCTGCAGATTTCGGATCCCAATGCTGAGTATCGGCCCGATGTCCTGCCCTGGGCCAGCAAATCTGTCGCAGCGATCTATTCCGACTTTGTGCGCGAACTCGAAGGCCAAATGGACGACCAGCCCGACATCGTGCCTTACGTGGCACGCTGCGGTGAGATTGCAGTGCGGCTTGCAACCATCCGCGCCGCCGGGCGCTTGGGGCGCGGAGCCATGGTGGATATTGACGACATGACCTGGGCCACTGAGCTGGCATGGATGACCGGGAAGGCGATCACCGCCGCGGTCGTTGACCAGATGCCGGTGGAGACAGAGCGCGGTCTGATCACCGAGAAACTGCTCGACATCATCCGCCGGCGGGGAGACGTCAAACCGAGAGATATTCAACAATGTATCCGCGGCCGGCTCCGCTCAGCGGAGATCAAGGATATCGTTCGGCAGCTCATTGAAGCCGGTCTGGTCGAGGTTACGGCCGATGGCAGATATCAGGCCGTGAGGTAATCCGTTACTATGGGCAGCAACCGGAATAAAGTCATACACGTTTCGATTGCCAAAGTTTGTGGGGTGTTGACGGCTTAAGACAAACGGAATTATTCAATGATATTATATACTTAAAATAGTGTATGTATTGTATGTAGTATTTCTGAAAATTGGGAAAAAGGGGGGAGAAAATATGGGGGGAGTTTTTTCTCTAAACAAACGCGCAAACGTTTGCACCTTGCCGCGACATGAAAACACCGGTCGTGTGACGCACCGACTATCAGATGACCAGGCTAGAACGGGTAACCGTGGCGGCGGCAAAAAAGCCTTTCGCTCTTGCCTGCCCTTGAGGGAATTATTGCACGTCGTTGGGCGGCGGTGGTCTGCGCTCAATAAGCTGAGCAAGCTGCCAGCCCTTTTCCGTAAGCGCGAAGCGTCCTGTTCAAGAGCTTGAAATCGCCATAGAGGCCGATCTCGCCTTGGCGCTGCGCAAGTCTGCGGGTGAAGAGAATTTCACTCTCGTTCGAGTTCCTGGAGCCAGCCCTGGCGCTTTGCGTGGTGCGGTTCGAGACGGATCCTTGGGCATGTTAGAAGACGGTATGGCCAAGCGCGCAATCGATCCGACAACTCAATATCGTCCTGATGTCACAGAGCTGACCGGGGATTTGCGGCGTAGCGAAATTATAGAATTGTTGGAACAGATGCGCTTCGGTCTCTGGTGTGAATCGACCTGCACTGTTATTCTCGATCGTGATGTTCGAGACGCCATCGTGTTCGCGTTGAAACGGAAATAATCAACAATAAATGATGGTGCGCGCATGACCAACACCGACGTCGAGACCGCGCGCCTCGCTCGCAAACCTGCAGGCGCAAATCAGCTTCCTACGAGCCTAACAAGGGGATGAACTTATGCACGAAGGTTCTACCGGGCTGAGGTGCGAGGACCCGAGTTAAATGACTAAGCTACGCTACGTTGTCGGGTCCCTCTTCGGCGGCCATCGAACACGGGTTGCGCGCAAGCCCGATCTATCTCCACTTTCAGGCGCGCTATGTTTGAACGGAGGTTCATTTGACGACGATACGCAAGGCCGATCTCGCCCACGAGCTCGGCGTCCGGCCGAGCGCGGTCAGCAATTGGGTTTCGCGCGGCATGCCGGTTCAAGGCAATGGGTTGCTCAATCGCGAGGAGGCCTTGCGCTGGCTGAACCGGAACATAGAGCCGCAGATTGGCTCGCGTCGTCTAAAAGGCGGCGCTGTTGCCGGTGCGTTGCTACGCAAGACTAAGCGCAAAACCTCGGTCGACCACCATGCGAATGGCGGCGCTGCTTTGCTCGATCCGGCCCAGGAGCGGGCGCGCCGTGACCAGGCAATGGCCAAAAAACTCGAGCGCGAGAATGATCTTGCGGCCGGCCGCGTGGTACTGATCGAGGACGTGGTGCAGGAATTTGCTTCGCATCTCGCCGTCATTCGCAGCCATTTTTTGGCGATGGGCAGCAAGTTGGGACCGCGGCTCGTTGGCTGCGCGACGGCGGCCGAGATCAAGGACGCGATCGATGCTGAGGTCAGGCAAATTCTTATCACGCTGACGTCACTCGACGGTGATGGCGGCGAGGGCATCTTGAGCGCCAAAGAACGCGAGCGACTGGTCCGCGCGCGCTTTGCGCCGCCATGAGGCTCTCCATGCGATGGCGGGTTGGGCGCTCGACACGCCGGCTTGTCGCCTGACGGTCAGTGCGACCGTTCGCGCAAGCGAAATAGGTCATACAAAGCACTACAGATGAGGAGGAGAGTGGTGAACGAACAGGTCTCGCGCTGTCTTTCATTGTTTAGCCGGCGCAGATTGTTCTTTGGCGCGTCGCTGCTTGCTTTATCTATGTTCACCGCCGAGGCAGCAAGGGCAGCAACACCGATATGCAGCGGGGTGCGTATTCCGATAGACACCTCTGTATTCAGCAAGCCATTTGCAAATCTGGCGTTGGGCGGCAACAAAGGCGATTTTCTGATCGACACGGGTTCGACCCACAGCCAGGTCGACATGCGGCGGTTTGCCATGCCGGAAGGCATGGCGATTGTTTTGTCCGGGTTCTCGCTACCGTTGGCGGAAGGCGGTGTATTTACTGCCGCTGATCTGAGCTCTTTTGCGGCACCGCTTGGTGCGCCGCTGGGA